GTGATTAATGGAGTGGTGGTTCTGGGGAACGGACATTTGCCGACAGGAACTCCGAGTGCTGGAACGATCCAAAGCACACATTTGTCATCCACAATTTACAGAGAAGGTATCCGAATTAACTCTGGAACTATCACCAGCAATGTCACAATCGCTTCTGGAGAACGAGGAATGGTGGCTGGGAATATCACTATAAACAGTGGGGTTACACTCACAGTAAATGGGGAGATGACCATTGTCTAAATTATACGTTGATGAAATACATCCAAAAACAGAGGGTGGTGCTGTTTTAATGCCAAATAGACCAGCTTGGAGAGCAGTTATGACTGCTGACCAATCTGCAAATTTTACCAGTGAAACAAATATAGCTTTTAATAGTGTAAGTACTAGTAATAATGGACATGATAATGCAGGAGGTTTTGATACTAGCACCAATAAATATACGATACAAACAACAGGCATGTATTTTATTTGTATTAACTTTAGGGGTTCAGGATTAGAAAGTGCTAATTACCATTATGTAAAACTAAAAAAGAATGGTTCTGAAGTGCAATATGCTAGAGCCTTAGAAGACCCACAAGGCGGTAGTCAAGGTCAACTACACGTTACTACAATACTCCCTTTTGTAGCAGGGGATGTTATACACTGGACATACCTAGTTAGCGGAGACACTTCTTCACAGATTGACCAAGCTACAACTTCTTTTGAAGGGTTTTTAATAGGATGAGGAAAATATTATGAGTGGAATAATACAAGCAACAAATCTTCAAGTTGATAATATAAAATCAAGCGGTGGTACGACTGCTATGACGATTGATAGTGCTGGTCAGGTTTTCCATCCAAACAAAATAAGTTTTAAAGTCCATTTAAGCGGTAATCAGTCTGTTACGCATCAAACTTGGACTACCTTACAGCTAAGTACAACTACAGCAAATAATGGTGGTCAAACTGGATGGAACATTGGGAGTGCTTGGGATACAACAAACTATAGATTTAATCCTCAGAAGGCTGGGTATTACCACCTTGGTGCTTCTGCTGTTTTAGCTGATACCGATGCAAGTTATATCCAGTTAGTAATGAGACTAAATGGATATGCTAGTGCTGGATCGGGAACTGATATGTTTACATTTGCTGGAGTAGAATCTGGAGATGGTGCTTCTTGGCATTATGTGCATGGAAGCGGTGTAGTTTATTTGGATGCAGATGATTTTATAAGTTTTGGAGTTTATCACAACGACAATGATGCTTCTAATGTAGTAGGTTCATCAGCATACACAAGTGCATGGGGGTTTTTATTAGCATGAGGAAACAGATATGACAAGCACACTTAAAGTAGACAATATAGCCCACAGTGGTGGCACTACAGGAATGACTATTAATTCTAGTGGTCAAGTTGATCTGCCTCAAAATAATAATATTAGTATGTTTGGGCTTCAAGCAAATCAAAATGTAACTAGTACTGTTACCTTAACCAACTGGGGGCAAATGAATAGTCAAACTCATTATGGCTTCAAAACTGTTGGTTCTGCAATGAATGTAAGCAGTGGCATTTTTACAGCAAGTAAACTTGGTGTCTACAGAGTTTATAGCGAAATTCATGTTGTTAAGGGTTCTGATACTAGGTGGATACAAGCAGATATAAAGTTTAAACCTAATGGCGGAAGTTTTATTGGTGGAGATATATATGATTTTTTAGCTGTTGCTGAAAGTACCACCACTTATCTTACTATTAATAGAACGAGGTACTACAATTTTAATCACGCTGGAGATGAATGTAAACTGCAAGTGGGGTCAAGCCAATCTCTTCAAATTAATGGTGAAGCTAATAACTTTGATACAATGATTTGCTTTGAGTGGATAGCACCACCAGTAGCATAGGGTAAGGAGAAAAACATGGCACTAACAAAAATTAATTACACTGGGCAAGGTGTTGTTCCCCATGCGAAGATGCCAAGTGGGGGTGTGTTGCAAGTTCAATATAGTGATATTGGTGGGTCAGCAGTAGGACTGTCATCAGCTACTATGACATCTCTTGGTTCATTAGCTATAACTCCAAAGTTTTCTAATAGTAAAATATTAGTTCAAATCATAAATCATATCTACATTGTTGGGGTTGCTAGTGATGCTTGGCGAGGTGTATTAATAGAGATAAGAAGAGATTCTACAGCTATAGGTGGCTCAGATGCAGGCAAATATGGCGAAGCGGCTCATTTTACAACGGATACCGATAGAATGATGCTTTATTCAAATAGATTTGTAGTTGATACCCCTTCAACAACAAATGCAGTAACTTACAGTATGTACGGAGCTTCTCTAGGTGGAGTAGCAACTATGGATGTGAATAACCCTAGTTATGGAACTCAGGGAAAAATTCTCTTAATGGAAATAGCCGCATGAGTAAGCCAACTTTATCATCTTTGGATTCAAGAATAACGAAGCTGGAAACGGAGGTTCATATCCAGTTTAAAGAAATCTTTTATCGTTTGAAGAGATTAGAAGTGTTCCTTGTGGGAGGCATGGGAGCAGTAATTACAATGCTGGTAAGCATCTTAATGAGGATGAGCTGATGGCAGAAAAAAAGAAAAGAGGAAGGCCACCTAAAGTGAATAGGGAACAAGAGAAATGCTTGCCGAACTCGCCGCCTTCAATGCCGCCTTTAAAATCATTAAAACAACTGTTTCAAACTCTGGGGATCTTGCCAAGTGCATCTCTCAGATTGGTACAGTGGTTGGGGTCAAAAGTGATCTTAAAGAGAAGATAGAAAGAAAGAGGACAGGATTTTTAGGTCGATTAAAAGGAACAACAGCAAACGATTTAGAGGAGTTTCAAGCCTTAGAACAAGTGCGTCAGGCAGAAGAACAACTCAGGGAAATAATGATCTGGGCTGGTCGTCCTGGTTTATGGACGGATTGGCAGAAATATCAAGTGGAAGCTCGAAAGCGTAGAGCGGCACAAAAAGAGGAAGAGAGATTGAGGAACGAGGCAATTATATTTTGGACAGGGATAGTGGGTCTTGTTGTGGTGATGGTTGGAGGACTTGCCGGACTTATTTATTGGGCAAGATTTTTAGGAGGATTTAATTAGTGGCTGAAGTAACTATGGAGCGGTTTTTAAGGTGGAAGATACTTCCCCGATTAATGATGATTGCCATTACCATAATGTGCTTTCAAGTCACTATTTGGTTTATGGCTTTAGAAGCTCCTACTCTGGAGCAGAGCGGATTATGTTCAATAATTTTTGGCTGTTTTTCAGCTTGTTTTGCGGTGTGGCTAGGACACGAAAAGAAATGATTTTTAGTGCTGAGATGTTTTGGTGGGAATTTTGGTTAGTCGTGATGATTACAGCTAACACAACCATTAATTACATTCGGTTGCGGATTGAAAGGAAGAAGAAGTAAATGTTTGGTGCATTAAAGATTATCGGTGGAATAGCGACAACCTTTCTGGAAGGAAAGCAAGCCGCCGCCAAAGCGAAAGCTCAGAAAGATCTCAAAATTGCTACTGGAGATATTGATTGGGAGCTGGAAGCAATGAAAGCTACCCAGACATCATATAAGGACGAGTGGATAGTTGGATTATTATCGATACCATTTCTGCTCTGCTTCATAAGTGATACGACCCGAGAGATGGCATTCAAGGGGTTCGAGGCTTTGAGCCAAGCACCAGCATGGTACACATATTCTTTTGGTGTAGTTGTAGCCGCCAGTTTTGGAATTAGATCAGCAACAAAGTTTTTTGGAGGGAAAAAATGACATTTAGATTAAGTGATAGATCGTTAAGTAGGCTCGAGGGAGTACATCCAGATCTCGTAGCAACTGTAAAAAAAGCCATAGAACTGAGTACAGTCGATTTTGGAGTTACGGAAGGGGTCAGAGATTTTGATCGACAAAAGAAACTTGTTGCTGAAGGCCGTAGCCAAACAATGAACAGCAAGCATCTATTACAAGATGATGGGCATTCATGGGCGGTGGATCTATTGGCTTATGACTCAGACGGAAAGGTTTGCTGGGAGCATACAGTTTATCAAAAAGTCGGTGATGCAATGATTAAGGCGGCTAAAGAAGTGGGTATGCAATCTCTACGTTGGGGTTCAGCATGGCATATAAAAGATGTCTGCAAACCCAACATGACTTGTGAGCAAATGATGGACGAATATGTTGATACTCGCAAGGCGGCTGGTAGGTCTTATTTCCTCGATTCACCACATTGGGAGAAGTATGAGTAATTTAAAACAAATAAGTGAACTTGAGAAAAAGATCGCCGCCGCTAAGAGAACTAAGCTGGCGATTGAGGCTCGTACTGATCTTTTAAAGTTTGTTAAGTATACAATGCCTGATCCAGACGAACCAGATAATCTGGAATTGTCGATGTTTAAGGATGCCAAGCATCACAGAGCATTGGCAAAGGTATTAGAGAAGGTTGAGAAAGGTCATATCCCCAGATTGATTGTTTCTATGCCGCCTCGTCATGGTAAATCAGAGCTAATTTCAAGGCGATTTGTTCCTTGGTTACAAGGTAAAGATCCCTATCGAAACGTCATTTTTGCGACATATAATGAGGATTTCGCAAAGGACTTTGGTGCTGATGTACGGAATATCATGGCAATGCCACAATATAAGCAGATATTTCCAAAGTTCGGGTTTCGGAAAGGTGGTGCTTCTAAATCCAGAATCCAGACTGAAAGCGGAGGAATGTCGGTATTCGTTGGAAGAGGTGGATCTATTACTGGTCGAGGTGGTGATTTTGTTATTCTCGATGATCCTATTAAGGACAGCATAGAAGCCAATTCACCCACAACTCGGGAACAGCTATGGCAGTGGTTTGCTCAAGTTCTAATGACACGATTAATGACTGCGACAGCATCTATCGTAATAGTGCAAACCAGATGGCACGAAGATGATCTGATTGGTCGTTTGACTGATCCTACTAATCCACATTTCTCAGAGGAAGAAGCCTCTAAATGGAAGATTATAAACCTACCAGCATTAGCAGAGGATGATGATCCATTGGGTAGAGAGAACGGAGATCTGCTATGGCCTGAGAGGTTTGATATGGAGTTTATGGAAGCTCAAAGAAGATTAGATCCCAGAGGTTTTGCGGCTCTTTATCAAGGGCGACCAACTCCCGAGGATGGAGATCTGTTTCAAAGAGATAATCTAGTTTTCTATGATCGAAAGAATATGCCAGAAGATATGCGTATTTATGCGGCTTCCGATCATGCTGTCGGAACGGATAAAACACGAAATGATGCCACTTGTTTGCTCATTGTAGGAGTAGATAAGAACGATGATATTTATTTACTCGATTGCTGGTGGGAGAAACAACCAGCGGATAAAGTAGTAAATGCTATGCTTGCATTAATGAAGAAGTGGAAGCCATTAATTTGGTGGGCAGAAAAAGGACATATCAGTAAGGCAATCGGGCCATTTCTCAGAAAAAGAATGGCAGAGGAAAGGACTTATTGCCGAATTGAAGAGGTCACTCCAGTACATAACAAAGTCCAGAGATCCCAATCAATCATGGGTCGGATGGCAATGAAAAAAGTTTTGCTGCCCAAAGTATCTCCTTGGACGCAAAAAGCTGTAGATGAATTACTTAAATTCCCGAATACAAGGCATGATGATTTTGTCGATACTTTGGCTTGGGTTGGTATGGGTTTATCAAGATTAGCAGTACCAGGAGGTGTTGTTTCCAAGGATGATTTAATCCCAGAGGTAGGAACAATGGGGTGGGTTAAATATGCTTCAAGACAAGAGCAGAAAGAAATTAAACATAACAAAGCAACTGGAGGTTGGTGATGGACGAAGAAATGACAATCGTTTCGGTTGAAGAAGAAAAGAAAGAGCCAACAGAGCGAAGAAAGCGTTTAGTAAGCCAGTGGATTTCAAAGGTTAAAAAAGCGAAGCAATTTCATAGTGATTCATTTAAGCAAATGAAAAGAGATATGGATGCGGCTCTGAAAGGTTATGATGATAAAGATTGGTCAGGTGATAACTATGTTGCCAATATTCTTCAGCGTCATGTTCAGCAAAGAACAGCAACTTTGTATGCAAAAAATCCTACAGCCGTTGCGAAAAGAAGAGCTAGGATGGAGCATCAATTTTGGGATGGCGATTCTAATACTTTAGCTATGGCATATCAGGCTTCAGAAGTAGCTTCTCAAAATGGCTTGCCAGTGCCTCCAGAGGCATCAGCGATTGTTCAAGATTATGTCAATGCCGAAAACCATGCGAAAATGCTGGATAATGTTGCTTTAACTATCGAACATTTATTTGAGTATTATATGAAGGAGCAAGAACCTGGTTTTAAAAGTCAGATGAAAGCATTGGTTCGTAGAGTAATTACAACTGGTATTGGATTTGTGAAAGTAGGTTTCCAGAGAGATCTGGATAGACAGCCAGAGGTTGCCGCTAAGATTTCAGATGTTCAAGCACAACTTGATTATATCAGAAGGGTAGCTTCCGAGGCCGCTGAAGGTGAAATACAAGAAGATGATCCTCAGATTGAAGAGTTGATGCTGTCTTTAAAAGCTCTAATGGAAGAGCCGATGATTGTTATTCGTGAAGGATTAGTCTTTGATTTCCCAGAAAGTGATAGCGTAATTGTTGATCCAATGTGCCGTCAGCTCCGAGGATTTGTTGGTGCGGCTTGGATCGCTCACGAACTTTATTTAACTCCAGAAGAAGTTAAGGAAATTTACAGTGTAGATCTTAAAAATGATTATACAGGGTATGATCTAAAAGGAAGATCTCACGATATGGTGGACAACTATCATTCGAGCAAAAATACGGATGGAGACAAAGAAGGATTAGTTCTTGTTTACGAAGTGTATGACCGAAAAACTGGATTGCAATATTGTGTTGCGGATGGACATGATGATTTTCTAAGAGAGCCAATGTCACCAGATGTAAAGGTGGAAACATTCTGGCCTATTTATACTCTCGTTTTTAACGAAGTAGAACACAAAGATCACTTATATCCACCTTCTGATGTTCATTTATTATTGCCAATGCAACATGAATATAATCGTGCAAGACAAGGACTACGAGAGCATAGAAGAGCAAACAGACCTAAATATGCCGCACCAGCTGGAATGTTGGAGGAGGAAGATAAGGAAAAGTTAGCTACGCATCCAGCGAATGCTGTTCTCGAGCTTCAAGCTCTAGCGGCTGGACAGAAGGTAAATGATGTTATTCAACCAGTAGGTCAGATTGGTATCGATCCTAATCTTTATGAAGTCAGTTCGATCTTTGATGATATTCAGCTTGTGGTTGGTGCTCAAGAAGCTCAATTCGGTGGAGTTTCTAAAGCTACAGCTACAGAAAC